GACCATACTATATGGCCTCAAGTATTAACCAGGACAGCGAGCGGCGACAAGGGGCGTGGCGGCAGAGGTATACTCACCTTCACGCCAGAGAATGGTAAGACCGAATTAGTTACTAAGTTCATGGACGACCCAAGCAAGGGACAATACTTGCAGACAGCCACTTGGGATGATGCGCCACACTTAAGCGAAGAGATTAAAGAGGAGTTACTAGCATCCTATCCAGCCTATCAACGTGACATGAGATCAAAAGGCATTCCATTAATGGGTGCGGGCCTTATCTATGAAGTATCAGAGGATGATATCAAGTGTGATCCGTTCGAGGTTCCAGACTACTGGTTTGTAATCGGCGGTATGGACTTCGGATGGAATCACCCTCAAGCGCATATACAGTTAGTGTGGGATAAGGACGCCGACATGTACTACGTGATTAACGCATTCAAGAAATCAAAGATACAACCGTTTGAAGCTTGGCATGTAGTTAAACCATGGTCTGAGAATGTACCTACTGCATGGCCTCATGATGGATTACAGACAGAGAAAGGCAGCGCCAAACAGCAGAAAGATTACTACGAAGAATCAGGCTTTAACATGCTGCCCGGTCACGCATGTTGGGAGGATGGCGGTAACGGTGTATGGGCTGGGTTGATGGAGCTTAATAACCTAATGAAGACCGGTAGATTCAAGGTGGTTTCTACGCTAGTCGAGTGGTTCGAAGAGTTCAGGCAGTACCATACTAAAACTACGATAAGCGGCAAGAGTGAGATAGTTAAAATTAAAGACGATCTTCTAGACGCTACTCGCTACGCTTATATGATGAGACGCTACGCCATAAGAGTGTGTGATTTATATCCAGAACAAGCCTATACTGAGGTCAGAAGAGAAACTGGTAGAGACAAAGGGATGGGGTACTGATGGGATTATACGGTGAAATATTTGGGCTTATCATGATCTATCTTATTATCACGGGCATATTCATATGAACTGCAACAACTGCATAGAAGTAAAAGACAAGCCATTAACTTATAAGCGGTGCGAGAAGTGTGGCAACTGGTGTCTGTTGGAACCACAAGAGCAAGCCAAGGTTAATAGGAGAAAGAGTAATGCCTGAACTAATTGAAGAGGCTCCAGTTGAAGAGTTATCGATTGAAGAATTACCAATGGGGTTAAAGGTAGAGAGTGAGTCAGGTGGATACCTCGAGGATTTATTAGAGAAGGGCAACATCGTTGAAGAGTTAGAAAACAACTCTGATGCATGTCAGAAGATAATTGACCTCTATCAAGAAGCCGAGCAGTCAATGGAGAAGTGGCTGAAGAAATACAAGCGCGCTATTAATCTAGCAAAGATGCAAGCCATGTCCGGAGACGTCGAGATAACAGAAAAGACATTCCCCTTCGAGGGCGCGTCCCTTGCTATGTTGCCATTCGTAACCGAGGCGATGTTAGATTTTAACTCACGATCAGCACCTGAGTTAGTTTGGTCTGAGAATATAATCAGCGCAAAGATTTATGGCGAGAACTCAGAAGAGAAAGAGGAAAGAGCCAAGCGAGTATCAAGATATCAGAACTATCAGTTAAGCGAGAAGATGCCAGCATGGAGGGATGATCAAGACAAAGGGCTGATGATACTTCCAGGCGTCGGAACGTTCTATAAGAAAACTACCTGGTGTCCTGACGGACAAGAGGTTAAGAGCGAACTGTACTTAGCCAATGAGATTAAATTTAATATGCGTCACCGTAATTTCTACGACGCACCTGATAAGTTTATTGATATAGAGTTTACCCGCAATGAAGTGATTGGGCTTATACGCGGTGAACAGGGCTGGAGTATTAAAGAAGACGAGTTGGAAGAGGATGAGGAAGAGTTTAAGTTTATCGAAGCGTATACGTGGATAGATCTAGACGACGATGATTTAAAAGAGCCTTACATCGCTGTCATTTGGGAAGAGAAGCAAAGAATAGTAGCGCTCTATCCTTACTATGATGAGGACACGATCAATAGAAATAAAGACGATGAAATAATTAGTATTGATACTGCTGATTGTTTTACCCAGTACAGATTCTTGCCCGATCCTGAAGGCGGTCCAATGGGTTTAGGTTGGGGTATATTACTAGGTCCTATGTTCGACGCAGTAAATACGAGTATCAGACAGCTAATCGACGCGGGTACGCTTTCTAATACTGCTGCTAACTCTGGCTTGATAGCTGAGAACATGACATCAGGCAGGGGTAACTCCGTTCAGAAAGGTCCTATTGAGGTTAAGCTAGGTCAACTCACCCCAATCACAGTAAGAGGTAATGGCACCCTCGCGCAAAACGTTGTTCAGTTCCCGTTTGCAGGCCCTAATACTGTCTTATTTCAACTGATGGAATATTTAATCACTAGCGCCCGATCAATGACTAACGCATCAGTTGATATCGAAGCCAATCCAGGTGACTCGGCATCTTTGCATCTAGCCAGATTACAACAAGGACTCAAAGTGCCAAACTCTATTACGATGAGAGTTTATAGCGCTGCAAAGAAAGAGTTTCAGAAGATCGGACTATTAAATTACAAGCACTTTGATGACGAAGAATACAACCGAGTACTCGATGAAGACACAGAGCACAGCATGGAGCAGGACTTTAATCCTAAAGACTGTGACATTGTATTAGTAGCTGATCCTGCCCAGGGCTCTGATATAGAGAGAATACAAAGAGCCCAAGCAATCTTACAAGAAGCTAAAGAACAGCCATCACAAGTGATCAACCTGCGTCTAGCTTACGTTGATTGGTTAAAGGCAATGAAGACGCCCAACATCGAAGAGTTAGCACCTGAACCAGATCCAAATGCAGTAGACCCACAACAACAATTGATGATGGCTCAATTGATGATGGAGACTGAGCTTAAGAAGAAAGATCAAGAGTTAAGAGAGCAGGGCCAAAGGCTGCAAGAAGCTAAGATGGCTAGTGAGCAGAAGAAGCAAGCCATAGACGTTAAAATGCAGCAACAAAAGATGGCAATGCAGGCGGCTAAAGAGATGGGCGACATGGGCCTAGATGCTGACGAGACAGAAGCTAAGATAACTAAGATGTATACAGAGTCATTAAAGAACTTAGTTGATGCCGGCCTAACAGGCGCTAATCCTATCGACGTTCTAAGCCAGATAGAAAGCAGGTTTATTGATGGCAAGCCAGGGCAACAGGGCAACAGCCAAGGCGCTGACTTTATCTTCGACCCAGAGACAGGAAAGGTGAGCGATGCCAGGGCTTAAAGTTCTAATCAAGGGAATGAATAAGGTTATAGAATTTCCCACTGATACCCCTATGGAAGTCATAGAGCAGTCTATCAAAGGTGGCTGGAATGAGATCGAGAGTATTTCAGGTCTGCCGATGGATACAGCTAGCAGGATGGAAAGAGCTAAGTATCTAGGGTTTGATCCTGATGATATAACTTTTAGCGGCGGGTCTGAGCAGGTTGAAAAAATACGAGGTGGCGAGTTGTTCAACGGTATTTTTGGGTCTCATGACGAGAATGTAGCTGAAAGCTTTGGCGAGGTTACTGAATTATTGGTTAGGCCAAATAAATTATTAAGTCATTCCGAACTGAATTATCGCTCTGATCCGGACATTATAGAAAAAACCATTAGAGACTTTTCTGGTCGAGATTTGACAGACAATGAGTATGATGAAGTGTTTGAGGCCGTAGTCTCAGACCGAGGGTTGTTTGAAAGTGATCTTGATGACGCGGCTATAAAAGATATATTTTTCGAATCTGATCGTGGTCGAGCGGATTGGGAAGGGCAAAGGTTAAGAGGTGAAATAGCTAGAAATTTAGGGTTTGATGCCGTCGAAATGAATGACGAGACAGGGGTATCGATCCTTATGCTAGCTGACAAGCCAATAAGGAGAGTAGACGCTGCATTCAACCCAGCAAAAAAAGGCAGCAGTGATCTACTAGCAAGCGTAGCAGGTGGGGCGGTAGGTATTGGCGCACTAACCCAAAGTGACGAAAGCGCAGCAGCTCAATCAGTCAACAGACTATTGAAAGAGGGTAAAGCAGGGCAGGAATCAAAGGTATGGCCGATAGTACACCCAACACTTCATAAGATAGGCATGAAGCTACAGGAGTCACCACAAGACATGATGGCCGGTGGCGTTGGTAGATTATTAGAGATGATGGCAACAGGCAGAGAGAACGAGCTAACTGATGAATCAATTAGAAAGATCGCTATTGACGTAGGGTTGGACTTTTTATAATTGCCGAAGGAGGCAGCGATGGAAGACAAGCACAAACGAGTAACCAAGGCCCAAGTGGAGTTATGGCTGAGCAACCCAGTAACCCAGGTTTATCTCAAGTGCCTGAAGTGGGCCGTTGAAGACATTGACGACACACTTAAGAGTGGGGCATTCATAGATTCATCCAACAATGATAGCTCGATGAATAACATTCATAGCGCACTGGGCACTAAAGACGGTCTCATTAAAGCTCAAGCATTTGAGGAGATGCTTAACGCTAGAGAGATGATCGAAAAACCCAAGGAGCCGAATGAAGATGAATGAGCGCAGACTAAAACTAGTAATGATTAGTATGAATATCGTGGCTTGTTGGGGCGCAAAGATAGGTAAGGAGATAGAAAAATCCTTACCCGCCGATTGCGTGATATTGAGACAAAAAGAAGACTTTAATATTGGATCATTAGTAATGGTGGTTTACAACAAAGAGTGGGGCGTTGTCCCCGATGGTAATAAACTTCCAAGAGTAAATCTTGAAATGGATGCACCTGAAGCAAAGGGCGCAATAATCTTAGATTACCCACATTAAGGAGTAGGAATGATATCTGAAGAGCAAATAGATGCAGCAAGAGACTGTATCGCATACGGAGCCCCAGAAGCAGTGGGCTATCGACTAATGGTTAAGCCTATTTATTCAGAGACCAAGATGGCTCAGAGTGAAATGGATAAATATGAAACCCTATCGAACCGAGGCTTCCAATCCAAAACAAAGGAGCAGGCAGAGAAAGAGTCCCGCGGCACACACCATGGAATACTTATTCACAAGGGCGCACAAGCATACAAAGGAGAGCTGGCAAAGAACGATGCTAAGCCATGGGTGGAGGTGGGAGACGTATTGATCTTTGACCGATACGCAGGCGTAGAAATGGAGATACCTCCTGGATCTGGCGATATCTATAAGTTTATCAACGACGAAAGTGTCTTAGGAAGGATGGTTAAAAATGGATGATACAGATAGCGAGATGAATGCGGCGCTAGATGCGCTAGAAGCAGAGCACGACCCGATTGAATCAAAACCCGATCAAGAAGTATTGGAATCTGATGAGATTGTAGGCGATACAGTAATAGAGAAGGAAAAGCCTAAAGGCTATCTATCTTATGAGCAATGGATAGACGCAGGTAAAGACCCTGATGACTTCAAAGGTATAAATGCTTACAGCTCTACATATGATCGTATTCAAGAAATTCGAGAACTAAAAGACTCGATGAAGCACGTTGTTGACGGTGTAGACCAGTGGAAGAATCAACAAGCCGATCACATGAAAGGTCAGGTAGCGCAAGCAAAGTTAGATGCTAAGGCAGAGTTTGACGAAGCACACCAAGCCGGAGAGATGGACGCCGCATTGGCAGCGCAGGAAAAGATCAACAACTTAAATAGGCAAGAAGTTGCCCAGGCGCCACGAATTGACCCAGCGATCGGTGAATTCTTCCAAAAGAATCCTATTCTTGATCAAAATAGCCCTAGTTTTAACGCTGATTTCTTCGAAGACATGAAGATGATCCAGCATACGCACCTCAATAAATTAACAGGCGGTGATCCTGAATTAGCCAATAAACTAACTCCTAATCAAATAGAGAGATCGCTTAAGTTGGCATTTAATACAGCCAAAGAGATGCATCCGGAGAAGTTTAAAAGCTCACGTAATACACGAAGAACAACCCCGTCATCGCAGCCCAGGCAGGGCAAAACTAAAGCGGGTGATTACAGTACCAGGCTAAAAAGCGTACAAGGTAACTCACGTAATGTTCGAGATACTTCGTCAGCTAATGATATTTATGAATACATTAAGGCTGCAGATCCAAAAGCAGCCGAAACCTTCGCTAAGAATGTGTTAGGAGAATAAAATGAGTAAGAGTGCAAACAAGAACGTAAGAGAGCCCATTGGTGAGCAAACTGGCGTCAATAAGATGACTGATGATGACAAGGCCCGCCTATCTTTTGGCCACCAGAAGAGGATGGATGTTGACCACTACATTCAAATGGATGAGTACAAGAACAAGAAGCTATTCTTTCAACACATCCAAACCGGTGAAGCTGATAAGTGGATATCTTTAGGTGCTGAGCCTGTTCGAAGAATGGCCAAGTCTAGTAAATTGTACAAAGGCATTAATGACCGAGAAGAGTCTGAATATCACACAGTTCGAGCGGTATCAGTGGTCGACGGTCAGCCGATTGACGCTGTTTTGCTTTGTATGGACCCTATTGACTACCAAAAATACAGGATTGATCCAAAAGAGGCTCGTAACGAAGAGATCAGAGAGGCGATGGGAATAGGTAAAGTAACCGAAGACTCTAAGGTAATGTCCAACACCAAAGGGCTTAAAACTTATGCACCTTACACGTCTGGAGACAACACAGGACTAGAGATAGAGCGAAGCGGTCAGATATTGCATGACGTGTAAGTTGTTGTAAATTTCACCGATTTAAGCTATACAGTACATATTAACCCTCATATAACCGCAAGAGGTTAGAGGCCATTTTATAGCCACCTAGAAGAATAGGTCCGCTGTACGTCCTAAGCATGGACAAACAAACGATTCTTTTAACTTTTAGGAGGCCAATATGGCTAACGTAAATTCACCTTTCGGCGCCGTTCCTGTTGGAACCACCGATGGCTCTGATTATCACGCAAAATTACGCGAAGTAGAATTTCTCGACACCGATTCAGTCCCTGCGTTTTTAAATGACTGGGTCAAGCTCACTGGTACGACTGGAGTAGACGGGTTCACACCTGTTGTAGCTCAAGCGGCGGCTGGCGATAAACTTATAGGCTCTATCGTAGAGTTCCTTCCAGATTTCGATAACGAATCATTCATCAACGCAGGCAATAACCGACTAGCTTCCACGGCTCGTAAAGCTCGTATATGTTGGGGCTCGGATGTTCTTTATGTTTCCCAATCAAGCACGACTCTAGTTGCAGCCGACGCCGGACAAAATGCCGACATCGTTGTTGGTACTGGCGACACTATCACTGGTGTTTCAGGTGGTGAGATTGGTGCAGTTATTGCTGCCGGTGCTACTGGACAGCTTAGATTGCATAACGTTCGAAATATCGTAGGTAATGAAATAGGGGTTGACGCTCAATGGGTCGTCAGCATTAACGAAAATCAAGATGACCACGGAACAGGAGTATAAGCCATGAGTAATCCAGTCGGGTTAGTAACCCAAGGCTCAGAAGCACGCCTGTTACAAGAAGGCATTAACGCAATCGCTACCATCGAGTATAAAGATTACGTGATGGAGTATGCCGCTATATTTGAGGTGTATAACTCTGAGAAAGCCTATGAATTGGACGTATCTCTAAGTGGTACAGGTTTAGCAAGCCTGAAGCCTGAAGGTACACCAATCGTTTATGACGGCGAGAAGCAAGACTTTACCACTACCTATACGCACGCTGTATTTGCGTTGGGTGGAATAATCACTATGGAAGCGGCAATGAACAACTTGTACCGCGACCTAATGATGAAGTTGGGCAAGATGCTTAAGCGCTCCTTAGTTCACACTGACGAGCAACTAGCAGCCGAC